ATGAGAAATTTTAAAGAATCAGGCCGGGTTGGGCAAAAACGGTTTGGCGGAATATTTTACGAAGAATTTTTGCAGGAGCTGCAAGGCAGAAAAGGAATAGAGACATATCGGGAGATGTCAGAAAACGATGATGTAATTGGTGCAGTCTTATATGCTATAGAGATGCTTATTCGTCAGGTTGAGTGGAATACACAGCCGGGCGGAGGCGGACAGTCAGCTGCTGACATTGAGGCGGCTCGGTTTGTGTGGGAGTGTATGAATGATATGATGGACACATGGAATGATACCGTCAGCGAGATATTATCTATGTTAATCTATGGCTGGTCGGCGCACGAAATTGTATATAAGCGCCGCTGCGGACGCAAGAAGGACAGCAGACTTAACAGTAAATATAATGATGGACTAATTGGGTGGAAGGGATTGCCTATTAGGTCACAGGAAACATTATATGAATGGCAGATTGACAGCCAAGATAATGTTACTGCTATGATTCAGATGCCGCCGCCGGATTATGGAATGATAAGCATACCTATAGAAAAACTATTGTTGTTTAGGACAAAAAGCCGCAAGGCTAATCCTGAAGGACGTTCTATACTTAGAAACGCTTATCGAAGCTGGTATTTTAAAAAGAGAATACAGGAGATTGAGGGAATAGGAATAGAACGCGACCTGGCGGGACTGCCGACGTTAACTCCTCCCGAAGGGGTGGATATTTGGAACAGCGAGGACCCTCAAATGGCGGAACAATTGGCAAGGGCGGAAAAAATAGTCACACAGATTAAACGTGATTCGCTGGAAGGGGTAGTTATCCCTCCGGGGTGGACGCTCGAACTGCTGACTACCGGAGGACAAAGACAATTTGATACAAACGCAATCATAGAAAGATATGACAGCCGTATGGCGATGACCGTGCTGGCTGATTTTATTTTACTTGGTCACCAAAAAGTTGGTACGTTTGCTTTGTCAAGTGATAAATCCAGGCTGTTTGCTTCAGCTGTAAATGCTTATCTTGATATGATAGTTGAGGTGTTTAATAAAAAAGCGATACCGGATTTGATTGATATTAATTGTGAACATTTTTCGGGAATAACAGACTATCCTATACTCACACATGCCGGTGTTGATGATGTTGACCTTGCGGCTATTGGAACATTTATAAAAGACCTTGTCGGCGCGGGAATATTATCACCCGATGATAATTTGGAAGACCACCTTAGAGATGTTGCACATTTACCCGAAAGGATAGAGGAGGGATAAAATGTATGCTTGCTGCAAAGAAATTTGGAGGAAATGAACAACCGGTTCTTTCGGAGGAACATACTGATAGACAGAAAAATATATTAAAACGAGTAAAAAAGCTGTTGGATGACTTTGGAAAACCCACTATACCGAAACTTGTTGGTTTGTGGAATAATCAGCAGGAGGAACTGAATTTTGCGGATTATCTTAAAATCTATACGATATGTTTTTATTACTATGATGTTATTGAACCTGAACGTGAAGAAGCCCACCGAGAAGAGTTAAATAATATTTTGGCTCCCGAACTTGTAAGGGAATTTGCGGATAACACAATGACGGAAACTATAATGCAGGCAATGGGTCAGTCTGTTATTGATATTGCTGCTGATTTTCCTGTGACAGAAAATGCGTGGGTTACGGTTGAGGATTTAAAACGAGAATGGAGCACGCAAAGAGCAGATGATTTCTATTTATATGTTACAGAACCAAACTATGATAATGTGAAAAATATTACAGAGTTTGGCATAAAGAATGGATACTCGCCAAATTCTATTCTCGACATAGTAAAGAATGTAATTGGTCTAAACAAAATACAGTGTGAACGCTATAAGAAGTATTTTAATGGCGTATTGGAAGAATTGAAACAGACTAATCCAAATACGAATATCAATGACCTTATAAAAAGAGCGGCCAAAATAACAAGACGATATGCAAACAAGCTCCGCATCGAACGGGCCAAAAGCATAATACGTTCAGAGCTTGTACTTGCAAACTCTAAGATACAAGAGGAATATATTAAGCTGCTGCAAAAATTTGGCTTGGCAGAACAAGTGGTAAAAAGATGGGTGACATCGGAACTGGATAATGTTTGCGCACTGTGCAGAGGGCTAAACGGCGTTACTGTTAAAGTTGGAGAAGATTTTCCTGATACGATTGATGTTATTGGAAAAAATGGCGTGATAATAGCTCATACATTGAAAAACTTTTTTGGAGAACATCGATTTTATCCGCCTGTACATCCAAATTGCTGTTGTGGTATAGAATATATCGAGGTTGCTGCCGGACCTCAAAACAGGTTTGTTCAGCAGCCGGTTGTTTGATAATTCAAATAAAAGACGTGAATATACTCACGTCTTTTTTGTTTGCCGGAAAGTGAGGTGATATAAAATGAAAATGTTTAATGAGCTTGTGAATATTAAAAAGCGAGCAGAGCCTGAAATAAAAAGCAGGTTTAAAATACAAAAGAGCAATGATGACAAAATGCTTGCTTTTGGTTGGGCATCTGTAGCAATAAGAACAACCGGAGAAACCGTGGACGATTACCAAAACGATGTTCTCGACCCGGAAGAGCTGGAGGATGCGGCATATAAATATGTGGAATTCTATGGCGACGGAGGAGAACAGCACGAACGCGGCGGAGCGGCAACTATAATCGAAAGCATTGTTTTCACTAAAGAAAAGCAGTTTGCGCTTGGTCTTACCGAAAACAGCTTGCCGGAAGCCTGGTGGATTGGGTTTCATGTTCACGACCCGGAGGTTTGGGAAAAGGTCAAAGACGGAACATATCCTATGTTTTCTATTGAAGGTGAAGCAATCAGAGAAGAAATATAACAGAAAGGAATAGTGCAGATGTCAACTAAACTTAAAAATCTGACAATTAAAAAAGTGGATTTTGTTAAACAAGGGGCTAACCCTGATGCATATGTAAAACTTTTTAAGTCTAAGAATGTTTTAGCCGATAACACTTATGACAATATTATCGGTTCATTAGGTTTTAAAAGCATAAAAAAAGGTGATATAAAAACATGCAATGAAACATATGCGGATGGAATGCTGAGAAAAATACAGGACGAAATTTGGGCTGTGTGCTGTGCTCTTCAGGAATCATTAGTATCGGCGCTTAAAGACGGTGAAGCAGAAAACAGACAGCAGAATATGGAAGAGAATATAAAACAGTTTGACGATGTGATAAAAAACTGTATAGTCTCATGGTCAATATTTGAGGAAGCAAAAGTTCAGATAGCAGATAATTTTCCTGTACTATATAAATCAGTAAAAAATAATATAAATAAAAAAGGAGCTGAAGATAACATGAACGAAGCAGAAATATTTAACGCTGAGAATTTGACTGAAGAAGAAACCAAGGTGCTGAAGAGTTTAATTGCTAAAGGCTGCGGAAAACAGGATACAGACAAGTCAAGTGAGAAAGAGAAAGGCAAAGAGGATAGCAAAAATTCGGACGTAAGTGACAAGGTTGCAGCGAAGCCGAATGCTGAAGACGACAAAAAGGAATCCTTTGATGACAATGGATTAAAAGGCGGCAAAAGCAAAACTAAAACTGCAAAGAGTAAAGATGATGAGAACAATGATATATATAAGGGGATTCATCCGGCAGTTGCAGCAGAGCTTGAAGCGCTGAAAAAGTTTCGTGATGATGCAGAGACAAAGGAGCTTGAAAGTATTGCAAAGAAGTATGAAATACTAGGCAAGAAAACCGAGGATTTAGTTCCGCTGTTTAAGTCTATGAAAGCGGCAAATGATGGCTCATATGAATCGATGATATCTGTTCTTGACGAAAGTCTGAAACTTGTTGAGAAGAATGGAATATTTAACGAGATCGGTAAGAGCGGTGACGGCTCTATGAGGTCTGTTAGAAAGTCTGAAAGTAAAGCGGAGGCACTGGCTCAGGAGATAAAGAAAAGTAATCCGGGCATGACAACTGAGCAGGCAATGGCAACTGTTTGGGACAAGCACCCTGAACTGATGCAGGAATATGATAATGAAATTGGAGGTACATACTAATGAAACAATGGTTGACAAACGCGATTAACTCATCGCCGACAAAAGGCTTTGCGGCTGCCGCAGACATGAGCGATATAGGCGGCAAGGCTGTAAAATTTAATAGTGACGGGAAGATAGTACTTTGCAGCACGGCAGGTGAAAATGCTGTAGGAATAGTAACTGTTGACAACGATATGTCTGTTAAAGCAGGTGATACAGTATCTATACAGCTGAAAGACAGCGGAGTAGTTAGGCTTGGCGCTGATATAACCAAAGGCACAGAGCTTGCTGTAAACGCAAATGGTGAATTTGCTGCAGCTTCGGCCGGTGATTATGTTATAGCTATTGCGTTAGGTGACGGTGCTTCCGGCACATTGTGTGCGGCAATGCTGTCAAGATATATAAAATCTGCGTCCGCAGATAGTAATGAGGAGGTAACTAATAATGGCTAATCAAATTAATTTAACACAAATGATATCAAAGGGCAGAACACCGGTAAACACACCGCTTACAACAATATCAACAGCGTATTTTCAATCAAAGACCGACGGGGCGCTTAACTTTTTTCCAAGCGTGCCAGTGTCTTTGTCAAGTTCTTTTTTCTATAAATTTGACAAGGCGTCATTGCTCAGAGATAACGTACAGCGCAAGCCGATACTCGGCAAGGTTGACCCTACTGTGATCGCTTCTGATACTGACAGCTATCAGTGCTTGCCGGAACAGATTATTTTAGGTTATGACGAGATAAATCAATCTGACATACTTCGTACAGGCGCGCCGGGGATGATGGACCTCAGAAAGAGCAAAGCAAAGATAATCGCAGAGCAGATTTACATTCATCAAAACAAGATGTTTGCGCGTGAATTTTTTAACGCTGATGCTTGGGGAAATGTTAAAACCGGCGGTTCTTCTATAGGCTCAGGAGTTGACTTTGTGCAGTTTGATAACAGCAATTCTGACCCAATCGGTTTGATTCAAAGCACAATTACTGATATTAAGAGGACAACCGGCAGGAAACCTAACAAGCTCGGATTGGGGCAAAGAGTGTTTGACGCACTTATAAAAAATGAGGATATAAAGGAGCGGGTTATATATGGCGGAACCACGGCTAATCCTGCTCTTGTTACAGAAAACGTTTTGGCTCAGGTGCTTGGAGTAGAAAAGATAATTGTATTTGACAGTGTTTGGAACAGCGCTGACCTTGGAGCTGAGGAAAACATGGAGTTCATTTGTGACGAAAACTCTATGCTTCTAGTATACGCAGCGCCAACACCGGCGATTGATACTCCGACAGCAGGATATACTTTTACGTGGGATATGGGAATAGGAGCGACTAACCCAATTGTTGAGTTTGAGGGCGATAGTTTTACTTACTCAAGGTATATCGGCGGTATGATGTCAACATGTAGAAAGAAGGGTTGTGACGACCTTGGAGTGTTTTTCAAGAATGCTGTTGCGCCTAAGGCTTAATATTAGGAGGATGTGGCTATGTATATAGTTTTAAAACGTGTTTGTCTCGGCGGAAAAATATATTATCCCGGCGACAAGATAGATGATAGTAAAGAAATAAAATATGGGCTTAAACTGCTGCAAAACAAAGGATGTGTTATTAATTCCGACAGGATTGATGATTTGCCTAATATTACAGCACAAGCAGAAGACATGGAGATTGATATATTATGTAACGGAACCACAGTTTTAATTCCGGCAGAGGATATCAAGAAAATTTTTGAAATACTGCAATGTAAAGCTGAGGATGCGAAATCAGCTATAGAGAAATGTCAATCAGTGCCTATGCTGAAGCTGTTGAGCGCTATAGAAAGCAGAAAAACTGTTAAAACAGCTGCCGATTCAGTTTTAAGAAGCTTAACAAACAATGAAAATGAAGAAGTTTAAGGCGGTGGGTAAATATGAACTATTCATATAATCCGGATAATATTTCAAAAAATGGTATTGACCGTATGCGCTTTGAGCTGGGAGATACGGTTTTTAATCCCGGAGAGCTTACTGCCGCGCTTACTGATGCGGAATACGAAGCGGTGCTGAGCAGATACCCTGAAAATTTCAAACGGGCAAAGCTTGAATGCTTAAAAGCGATACTTATGAAGTTTTCACATCAAGTTACAATGAAAGTTGGTCCTGTGAGTTATAACTTTAGTGACAGAGTAAAGTTTTGGCAGGATATGTATAATTCTTTAAAATCAGAAGCGAGGTTAGACGTACCTGTTATGGCTTCATCAATTACTGATGGAGAGGGCAGTGCGTCTTATTTTTATGTTGATTTGCATTCTAACAAGGGAAAGGGATATTAATTATGTTCAATGCTAATTTTCGGCCGGGAGAGGGATTTTTGTTGTTTAATGTATATTCCGGATTCGGGGAAGTAACAAGCGCCGGACATCCTGTAACTTCTAAATATACTAAGACTAATATTTCATTTTATGCGGTATTGGCTGAGGCAGACCCTAGGGAGATAACGGAGTGGAGGCAGAACAATCATCCTATTACTCATACGGTTGTACAGTATGGCGCCGGTGCGTCTGCCAAACCTACTGATTATCTTATAACATGTGATGGCAGACAGTTTTGCGTAAAAGGAGTATCAAACGCAGGAGGCCTCAGCGCTGCAATGATTTATAAAGTAGAAGAAAGGTATGATAAAAATGAGCTTGTTGGAAAATTGGCTGGAAATGAAAAGTAAAATTATTAACCAAATACAGCAGAGAGGGTTAAAAGCAGCGGCTGAAATTGCCCGTTCGCCCCAAAATATAATGACGCAGCCCGGACCGTCGGCTCCGGGCGATGTGCCTGGTGTTAGGAGCGGCGCGTATCGAAGTTCATACGAACCGCGCTCTGAAAATACTGCAATGGGAGTTAGGGCGATTGCAGAAAGTAATTTATCTGTGGGAAAATGGAATCTAGGTGCACTGCTTGAAGGCGGAACCCGAAAAATGGCTGCGCGTCCGCATGCTGAAAAAATATTGCAGGACGCTCTTCCCAGAGCTATATCAATATTTAGTGAGCCTTATGATGTTTAAGGAGGAAAGAATATGATTTTTGAAGAGCTGATACAGCTGCATTTAACTTCCTGCGATAAACTTACAGATAGGCTTGCTGTTTACAATAACGTGCCGGCGGTGTTTAATCAAAAAGCGCCGCCGGATGATGACATACTGTGGGAAAACGGAGTACAGTATAGCAGAGCTATATTTTACGCTGTTATGCAGCGCGATAAAGAACGGGAAACAAGCGGGGCATTGACAGTTGATATACACTGCCGGGACAGTGAGACTGACTTTGAAGGGCTTGGTCAGATTTTGAGAGACAGACTGGACGGATATTTATTTACTTCAAAACAAAATACAATTGCTGTTAAGTGGAGTGACACTAAGTATTTTCCGTTTCCGGATAAGAATATAACGGTAATTTCATTATTATTCGAACTGCTTGCGTTTCCGTGTCAGGAATCGAGCGAACCTGACCCTGTTAGACTTATTAATTCGTGGACAAAAACATTGCTGCCGAGCGCTAAAATTTTAGGCAGTGAAGATATTGAGCCTATATTTAAGCCAACTCGTGAAAGACCTGTTATATATTGGCGTTTGTTTTCGTCCGCGCCGTGGGCAAAAATGCCGCCTACATCCGCAGGGTGCTGGTATTTGGCTGTTATGTATTGTCATGTGCTGGCTCAGGATACGGCAGCGCAGAATAAAATTGCCATGGATATTTGTCAGGCGCTTAATGTACAGAAAGTTCTGAAATTTTCTAATGGAACTGCAATGCGAATAGACTGGAATAACAAGCTTTCGTTTGGCACAGACGAACTTAGGACAGGCCAGCTATATACAGAGGGGAC